TTGTTCTTTAGTGATTTACTTAACGGTCACGCTTGGTCAGGGGGTAGTTCAGGGTCACTAGACTTAACTACTGTGTTCCCTGAAGGCTTTGATGAGATTGTAGCACTAAAAGAGTTTAATGACTTTCTAGTTATTTTTTGCAAGCGTAGTATTCTATTGTACTCTGGTGCAAGCTCACCATCTTCAATGACATTATCAGACACTATTACAGGCATAGGATGTATAGCTAGAGACAGTGTACAGTCTATAGGTACAGACTTGATCTTCTTGTCTAATTCTGGTGTACGTAGCTTAGGCAGAATAATACAGGAAAAGTCTAATCCTATTGGTAATGTATCTAAAAATGTAAAAGATACTTTAATGGAATCTGTTAACTCTGAAGCTCTTAACATTAAAAGTGTGTATAGTGCTGAAGAATCTTTTTATTTACTGTTTTTACCTACTAGTTCAGAAGTATATGTATTTGATACCAGAGGTTATTTAGAAGATGGAAGTTACAGGGCTACACAATGGATAGGTAACAAGATTTTATGTGGAGCAGTGTTACAAGACAATACTTTATACTTGGGAAACATTAAAGGCATTAACGAATACGACAATTTTGATGATGATGGAGAATCATATATTTTTAAGTATTTTACAAATCCTCTTTCATTTGGAGACCCTTCTAGGTTAAAAATGCTCAAAGAACTATCTTTTACTGTAATAGGTGGATCAGGAGCAGTAGTCGTAGGTAACTGGGCTTATGATTATACAGAGTCATATTCAAAACAAACAGCTACTCTTGCGACAAGTTTAATTGCAGAGTATGGAGTATCTGAATACAACGTAAGCACATCAGAGTATAGTGCTTCAATTATTATTGACATTGCTAAACTAAAAGCAACTGGATCAGGAAAAGTAGCAACAATTGGTTTAGAGGCTACTATAAACGGTGGGGCACTTTCGTTGCAAGAATTAAATACTGAAGCTATTATAGGTAGGCTTGTATAATGAGTAATTACACAAAAACAACTAACTTTACATCAAAAGACAGTTTGCCTTCTGGTAATTCTGATAAAATTGTTAAAGGTAGTGAAATTGACACAGAGTTTAACAATATACAAACTGCTGTAGCAACTAAGTTAAACACTAATGACGGTGCGCTTACAGGCACTACTACATTCCAAACTCTTTCAGACGGCACTATCTCTATCACTGCCTTTGTCGATGAAGACAACATGGCATCCGATAGTGCAACACTTCTACCTACACAACAGTCAGTCAAGGCTTATGTAGACTCTCAGGTAACTGCACAGGACTTAGACTTCCAAGCAGATACTGGCGGTGCTCTGAGCATTGACTTGGACTCAGAGACTCTTACGTTTACTGGTGGCACTGGTGTAGACACTAGTGGCTCTGGTAACGCTGTAACCTTTGCTATCGACAGCACTGTAGCGACTCTCACAGGCACACAGACGCTTTCTAACAAGACTTTATCTACCCCTGTAATATCGGGTAACTTAACTACTAATGGCCTTATAGACGGGCGTGACGTAGCTACAGACGGTACTAAGCTGGACGGTATTGAATCAGGCGCTACTGGAAACCAGACCGCTGCTGAGATTAAGACTGCCTATGAATCTAATGCAGACACTAATGCGTTTACTGATGCTGACCATAGCAAACTTGATGGTATTGAAGCTAGTGCAGATGTGACTGATACAGCTAATGTCACTGCTGCTGGTGCCTTGATGGACAGCGAGCTTACTGCTATTGCTTCTGTTAAAGCACTAAATCAAGGAGTAGCTACTACAGACAGTCCTACATTTGCTGGATTAACTTTAGGCGCTACTGCCCTTACAGCTACTGCTGCTGAGTTAAATGTACTGGACGGTATCACCAGCACTACAGCAGAACTGAACATTCTTGATGGTGTGACTGCCACTACAGCAGAGCTAAACATACTTGATGGGGTCACTAGCACTGCTGCTGAACTTAACATTTTAGACGGTGTTACTGCTACAGCTACTGAACTTAACTATGTAGACGGTGTAACTTCAGCTATCCAAACACAGTTAGATGCTAAAGCAGCTTTAGCTGGGGCTAACTTTACTGGTAATGTAGATGTTGCTGGTACGCTTACCACAGATGCTTTTAGTATTGAAGATGCAACAAGCCCTACGCTTACACTAAACGATACTACAAGTGCAAATCAAAAGACAACTTTAAGCCACACTGCCGGTGCTTCTGTTCTCACTACAGGAGACAATGGTGTTTTTGGCTCATTTAAGGTAGCAGCTTTTGATGGTACATCTACAATTAATCGTTTATTGATTGCAGATAATGGTGATGTTAGCCTATATGAAGATGGAGGAGCTACCGCTAAATTAGTATGGGATAGCAGCGCAGAAGCGCTTGAGTTTGCCGACAACGCCAAGGCTATCTTCGGTGCTGGCTCAGACCTACAGATTTATCATGATTCTTCTGACTCAATCATCAATGACAACGGTACTGGTTCCTTAAAACTGCAACAAGGTGGCAGCACGAAACTGGAAGTCACTACTACAGGCATCGACGTTACGGGTAATGTGACTGCAAGCGGCACATTGCAAGCCGACAGAATAACCGCCAATGGCGCTGGAAGTTCAAACTATGCAGTTTACGGTTTGCAAAACGGCAGTATGACTCATGCCGGATATTTCCAAGCAAATGGTGATGATATTGCGATAGAAGCAATTGCTACTGGCGGCACGTATTCAAGCGATGTTCTGTATGTGAGGCAATCGTCTTTAAGCACTGGCGGCAATCTTGCACGTTTCGCTAACTTAACGGGCGATAAGGTAGTCATCACGACAGCAGGAAACGTCGGTATTGGTACGACTTTGCCGGGATGCAAAGTTGACATTGTTGCGGCAGACAACACTTCATTGTCTCCAACGCTACGGGTTAACAGCAACAATGTAGCTGTCAACGCAGCGCTAGCATATGACGGCTTAGTTGGTTCTGGTGAATTTGAACTCCGTACAAGTAGTGCTTCTGCACTTAAATTTGGCACTAATGCAACAGAACGCATGCGCATCAGAAGTGATGGTGAAGTAGACATTTCAGGAATAGGAAATACAGCAGGTGCTAGGTTAAATATAGGCTCTGATGCTAGTAACGCATTTGTACGGTCTTATGATACGACTCAAGGTATGGTGGTCGGCGTAACAAACGCACAACCATTTAAGGTTATGACTAACTCCTTAGAGCGCATGCGCATCTCAGCCGATGGAGCCGTGACTAAGCCTTATCAGCCTTCTTTTCAGGCAAGACTTAGTGCAAACCAAACAGGATTTAATTCCTCTGGAAGTTTCGGTTTAGCCGTTGGCTTTGATGTCACCGATTTTAATGTGGGGAGCCACTATTCTACCTCAACAGGTCTTTTCACTGCGCCAGTGGCTGGTCTTTATTTTTTTGAGGCGGCAACTTATGTGGGTGCTAACGCCCTTCAAAGTTGGTTCGTAAAAAATGGAGCTAGAGCCGCAGCCACAGACAAAATGGTCAGACAGGTTGGTACTGATGCTAGGTTTTTAGACAACACTGCCATAATGAAATTGGCGGCAAATGATACGGTTGGGTTTCATCCTTTCGTTGTTGGTGACACTAACCTCACGATACTAAACAATATAAATCACACATACTTTAAGGGTTATTTAATAGGATAAAAACATGACAACACTAACGATTGAACTCACAGACGTACAAGCAAAAGCATTAGCCTATGTTGCTGTATCTCCGCAAGATTGGGCAGAAAACGCAGTTTACAACAGATGCCGTATTGCAATAGAAGAAATCTATGACTTAGAGGTTGCGCGTATGACTGCAGATACAGGAGTCACAAGCATACCTGCTGACAAAAACGCCGTGGTATTGGCGGCAGATATACAGTCGGCAGCAGAGCGTAACGCGGAATTAGATACAACTGGAGAATAACTAATGACTACATGGACTATTTCACAACTAGAAAGAAACACGGCAGACGGCGGCGTAATTGTTGCACACTGGCGAGTAACTGAAGAAGAAACTGTAGGTGACGTAACTTACTCAGCATCTTCATATGGCACCTGTGGGTTTACCCCAGACCCTGACGC